TTATAGGAGAAGTGTCTGCTGATGTAACAGGAACCACTGTTGTTTTGTTTGAAAATGCTAAAGATAGTAAAACAGGTGCAACTCTATATGTTGAAAATAATAAAAAATATATATTTAATAAAGCACTTTCCTCTAATCCTTATGTAACAAGCGCAACAAGTCTAAGCGGTGCAAGTGATAAAGGTTTATTTTTTATATCAGGAAATAGATTAAATAGCGGAGAAACAACTCCATTAAATACATTTAATGCTTTAATAGAAAACGGACTATTATCAGGAACAAGTTCTGATTCTGATGCTAATGCTATTGGTTATGAATTAAATAAAGTTGAGAATATATTAACTGACTCTGAATTTTCTTCCTTAATAAATGGTTTTAATGATGATGTTATAAATACTCTTATAGATTTTAATATTATATCAGTAAATAAAAATAATAATACCACTATTGTTAAAATGGCCCCACATATTCCTCTTACTTTAGGCAGAAGCCAAATTAATTATGCTAATAATAGAGATACAGGAACATATACTCATATAGGAAGAATACCCACCGATGGGTCGAATCCCGCAGATGTATATACTGCTGGTTTTACTTTAACGAATATGCAAGGAGTTGCTACCTTTGCATTAGAAAAAGGGGATGCTCTTTATGTTGAAGTGGATAATGAATATATTTTTATTGGCAGACTTCTTGGCAGATTTGGATTTCATACAGGAGTTGTGACAATTCAAATGGAAACTCCATTTTTCAAAGACTCTTCGTACACTGACAAAGAAATATATGTTCGCTCTGATAAAAAACAACATGATTTAATATTAACTAACGGCGCACATTTACATGGGGGAAAAATTATTGCTTTATTAGGGCCGAATAATACCATCTTAAATTATAGTATTTTTAATAACAACGCTGAAGGAACTTATCAACAAACCTTCGGAATGCCTATTTTTAGACTAATGAATATAGAAAAAGGAGATATTGGCCCTGCGTTTGATTTTAGAAGAAATGAAACGATGGTTGGTCTTTCTGTTTTTAATAAAAATAAAGAATTTTATACCCCTCCTTTAGAATTAAATTATTATGCTAGTGGTTATAAAGGAACCGATACTAGCACTATTAAAAAAACAGGAACTAGCACAAATACAGGTTGGCCGACTGAACAAAGAGGAATAATTCCAATAACAGGTTCTAATTATTATGATAGAACAAGATTCCCTAATAGTTCTTCATTTGATATATTAAAGTATTTTACACCTGTTACCTTTAATCATAGATTTAATGATTCTTCGGGTGGAGGAAATAGTATCTATAATAAATCTAATTTTTTCCAAATAGACCCAACTGCTTGTCGGTTGTTTTTATTCGTTAATGCAGATAAATATTCTTATTCTTCCACTAGAAAAGATAGTTTATTAAATAGTGCTACTAGAACAATAACTGATTATAGTTTATTAACTCTGGAAAGTCCTAATATTAAAGACATCGGAAACGATAAAGAATCTTTAACAGGAAACACTTCAAGAGTAACATATTTAGATAATATGTATAATAACAATAATATATTAAGTTCTAGTAAAACACTATCAGATTTAACTGCGTTTGGTTTAATGAGATTAACCGAATGCGTTTATGATTTTATGTGGAATCCGATTAATCCAGAAAAGCAACAAGATAAAACTATGCGCTTAAATGAAATATCCAACCATTTTAGTTTTGATATAGTAGCAATAGGGGCAACAATTTCTAGTTGGGGAGGAAGCGGTAATAGAACCGCTACCTTTAGCAGTTCCTCTCATGGAGTTATTATTGGCGATTATTTAGTTGATTGGGATAAAAAAGAAGTTATTGGTTTAGTTGATAATGTAAGCGGTGCTGATGTTACCCTTGATTCGGCCAATGTGCATTTTAGCAGAAGGGCATCTCCTTTAATGCCAACAGGAACCGTATATAAAATAAATAAAGCCGATGCTGATTTAGAATACGATGTGCGAGGATTAAGCGGCGGCTATTTAATGGAAAATGAAGATGTTATTTTATCGCATTCATTAGTATTTAACGGCCATCTAGGAGGATTTAGTTTAGATACTACAACAGATTGGTATAAGTTATTTACGGGTACAGGTGATAAATACCCAATATCACAAGTAACTGAAACAGATATGTTATTACCTGTTAATTTTGAAGGAGGAACTAATTATGCTGATACTGCTATTGTTACAGAAGTATCAACAAATTGCACTGTGGCAAGTGACGGAATTGCAGTTCTGACTTCAATCGCAGATACTTCTATTTTATCAGTAGGAGATATTGTTAAGGAAAATAACACATTAGGTGTTTCTGAAACTGAAGGTAATTTAGCCCATATCATAAGTATTGATAGTGCCACCCAAGTTACATTAAGTCAAACATGCGACCATGCGGGTACTGCATCTTTAACCTTTATTCATAAAAGAGCAGAAACTATGCAACATGGTAATGCTATATTTGCATGGTGGGATAAATTGAATTTCTTTGGAAACCATAATGCGCTTAATGATGAAACTAATTGGACAATGATAAAAGCAACTATTTTAGACACGCATACAGTTAGTGATGCAAGTGCAATAGCAACAGAAGGAACCACTGTTAGATTAAATAGTGCGCTTTGGTCGTCTATAAAATCCCCTGCTAGTTCTTTTACTTATCCTTTATTACGCACAGATTCTAAATACGGGTCTTTTAGAGGCGCACATCTTTCAACTACTAATACTAATGATAAAACATTAGATGGCGTAATTTTAGGATATAAAGTACAAATACACGGTAATGATGTAGGTTCATCAATAGTTGATAATGGAAATAAAAAAGCAGCAGGTAACGGTACTACTGATAAAAATTACCGAGAATACAGAATAAAGCATCAATCTAAATATAAATATTTAGAAATGGTTGATTTAACAGGTTGTTATTTAGTTCCGACTGTTGGGACAAGAGAAGATGGAACAACGGTTGCAGTATCTAGCAGTTCCACCCAATCTTCTTCTGCTCATAATTTAACCACTAATAATATTATTTATGTAGTTTCTCATGAATATGATACTAAAACTGCTATGACAGATATTACTAATGATGCTAGTATTTTGATTTTAGATAGTGAATTAGTTGATGATACTTATTATACCGTTATGCAGCCTAACCCTGTTGCATTTTGGCCTTCTTCTCCTAAAAAAATAAAATTAAATGAATTAAGTTGTGAATATACTAAAAAATCAAACAGTCGAAGTATGTATCAAACCTTTAATGATTATGACATTAGTGGAGGAAATAGAAAATTATCAGCAAATAAAGAAACTACTTTAGAAGGAATACAATCTATGTATGTAATCGTTGATGTTGATAACAAAGGAGGAAATAATAATACAGTTCTTAAAAACTATACTGAACTCAAAACAGCAATAGGAGAAATAAATAAAGAAGTTTGTGTTTCTGACGGAGATACTCAAATAGTTACTTCTCTAAAAACAGATACTTCGACAAATTATTCTGTTTCTCTTGATTTTGCTAAACTAAGAAAAAAATTAAAAGGAGTTGTTTCTGTATCAGAAACATTTGAATTAACTGTTGCTGGTGATATAACTTCTGATGATAAAAGAGCGTTGATAGGAAGTACGGTAAATATAGTAAAAGAGTCTGAAGATTTAATTGAAGAACTTTTAGAAGAAAACGGAGTTAATTATTCTTTAACTAAAGAAACATATCCTATTTATGCTTCGCCTGATTTTCAGGGTTCTTCCACTTTTGCGGCCATTAATTATTTATTAACTCTAAAAGATAAACAAATTGTTGATAATGCGGGTACTTTAGACATAGTAAATACATCAACTAAAGCAATTAAATTTACCTTTACCGATGAAAATATATTAGAATTTAAGCAAATGGAAAGTCAATTTGATTTTTATAATGAAGTGACGGTTTATGGTACAGGGCTTAAAGCCACAAGAAAAGATATTAAAAGCATTAAAGAAAATGGCAGAAAAACATTAGAAGTTTTCTTAGAAGAATTAATAACTCAAGCCGATGTCGATAAAAAAGCATATCAATTGCTAAAATTACATAGCAACCCTAACAGCAATTTAGAAATAACTTTACCTATTGATGCGGTTAAAAATATTCATGTGGGCGATATTGTTAATTGTGAAATAAAAGCAGCAAATATTGAAATGAATCAATACATAGTTTTAGAAACTATTCATCAAACTACGGGCATGATTAAATTAAAATTAGGTAAATATCTGATAGGATTAGAAGATACTTTTGCTGAATTGCTGTTACAAAACCAAAAGAATAAATCTTATAATAGAAAGAAAAATTTCCCAGATAATGAAAATGACTTTGATTTCTTTAGTAATCTAAAAATAAAAGAAATGCAATTAACGATTCGTAAAAGAACAACAGCAGGGACTACACTTGGGTTTGAGAATGTATTAAATACTGATACTACCGTCATAGGATTCGGGGGAGAAATTACCCATACCGTATTGTTGGAGGAAGATTTATGATAACTGATAAAGCGAGAAATCTATTAGCAAACCACCTAAAAAGCATTATTTTATCCGGTCAAGTGGGATTAGGAGGAAATAATACTAGCCCTGCCGCTACAACATTAGATGTGCCAATAACAGGAATAACAGTTAGTAAAAGTGCCGATTTAACAGATGAAAATATCATTCAAGTAAAATTAGAAATACTAGGTAATGCGATTACAGGTAAAGTAATTAGAGAAGTTGGTTTATTTAATCATGCTACTCCGGCAAGTGGTGATTTATTACAAAGATTTAATTTTGATGGTGTTGGGCCTTTTGGTTCGACTGAAAGACTACAAATATACATAACGATGGAGATTGAGTAAAATGGCAGTAAATAATCCGTATTTTTACAGCACGATGGGAACCGCCCCTTCAACACAAATAGCAGATAGCAGCGATAATCCACATTCAGGATTAATTAAAGCACTATCGGTAGGTATGACAGGAAATTACGCAATAAAAGCAGGTAATGATTTTGCTATTACTATTGCCTCTGCTTCAACTGTTACTGTTGATTCCGGTGTAGTATTTAGAGATGGTGCATATCAGGCTGTTAGCGCAAGCGGAACATTAACTTTAGGGACTACTGCGGCTAATTCGACTTATTCCTTAATTGTAGTTAATTCGTCAAATGCTTTAGCAATTAGAAC